ATTGTTCGATCAGTGTCAGCCATTGAAGTCGTTTCAATGACTGCTTGATTAACAGAAAAGCTCCAATTCTGAACTTTCGCAGCTTTATTTGTGTCAGTGCCTATATATAAGGCACCGTCTCTACCTGTATAGAAACCAGCCACATTCCCAAAAAACAAACATTAAGTCTATTCTACGGTGAATCGAGGCAAGCAACAAAACTACAACTAACATTACTTATTCCTGGGTAGACACTTGTCACCGTTGGAGGCGCTGAATATCTCCATTTCAAGCCCTTTCTCGTTGTCCCATCTCCTCCTGTAAGATCCGTTCCGACAATCTCTTTTTCCAACAAATTACCTGATCCTGACCCATCTATTCCTGCTGCTCCAGTCTCTGTAGTGAACTTAACCCAGCTCCAGTCTGCATTAACATCATCGTAATTATCAATAATTAAACCAGCAGCACCATCAGAGATGTTTGAGAAACCCAAAGTCAAAGTTGCGTTAACTCGTTTATTACCAAAACGTAAATGAGTTTTTGTACCATCTAACGATTCAAACGTGGTACTTGGGTACGTTCCAGGGTTATAACTTCTAGAAGTTGGTTTTAAATTTGGAAAAGGTACTCCTGTTGCCATTAGTTAATTCTCCACAAAAAATAATGGATCAACACCATTAGTCAAAGATCCTCCCTCCCAGTTTTGTAACATTTCTAATTTACCGTCATCTGTAATTTTCGCATACGAGGCAGCAATTTCGATTAAACCGTCTTCGCCAAAAGTGATACTTTCAACTTTATAGCACTGGTCAGAAGCTTCAGACTCCTTGATTGTAAATAAAGAACCTCTATAAGTAGCAGACAATGGATTAGAGAAATTCTCAGTATCTTCTTGCACAATTGATTGTTCCGGATTCCACCAATAAAATGTCTTGCTCCCACTAATAGTGTCTTTACTTACAACGGTTCCATCAGCAAGAATTGCACCATTATTAAAACGATTCACATGCTGAGTTGTTGAAAAGACTCTTATATAATCACCTGCCATTATGCCATTTACATAATGAGGAGCTGTTTTAAATGTAATCGTATGATCAACAAACTTTCTAGTTGCTAAAATATATTTTCCAAACTTAATTGCATGTTCAGAGTTCGTACAGAAACCACTTAAATCAAACGTCTCTAGAGGATCATCAATATGCGTATTATCAAAAAGGCGTATTACTTTAGACTTGTTTTCTGGAAACTTGTTTTCTGTTTCTTCTCTATATATTACATTTGCTTTAAATGGTTGCCTATCTTCAGGTGAAAGGAAAGCAACATTTAAATCTTTAATATTTCCGTCGGTAAACATTCCCTTTATGATAACTTCTTTATCATTTTTCATCTCATAAGTATTTTCATCAAAAGGAACAGAAGGATATAAACTAAACTGTCCTCCTATAATTGTAAAATCTAATAAACATTGCGTCCCTTGTTCAAATATAAATTGTCTTAAATTAACCTTATTAGAAACAACACCATCCCAAAAGAACTCATTTGCTTTACAGAACTTTGCTGCAACAGTCATATTTGCTTCATTAACAGAACTAACATTGATAACCGTACCAGCACCTAACTTTTCATCTGTTAATAGCGCATAAGCAATTTCAGGAAACAAACTTGTTGATCTATTGACTCCACCTAATAAACTTTTTACTTTAATTCCTTTCTTAAAGTAAGCAGAAAACTGACTAAAGTTTGTCCATTCTTTTGAACTATTAATTTGTAAACCTGCGTAAGCCAAATCCTCATATGTTGCTTCATCTTCAACACCTGGTTCAACTGAGCCGTCTTCAGTTTTGACTATTTCGTTTACATAAGTTATCTGATGTTCTGGGCCATCTAAATGACTAGATTGATCCCCTTCGTATTTCCAGAAATCTGCAGCAGCATCATAAATGTTTAACTCATGTTCAATATCCTGATCATGAAATACCTTACCCTCCATATCAACTTCAAGTTCTACTTCAATTTCGTCAGTAAGGTCACTTCCTTCAAACTGTTGAACAGGAATAGTAACAAGATCTCCATTGCGGTACCCAGCCCCGGGATCTGAAATAGTCCATTCGGCATACCATTTGCTTTTAGAAGGAAGATTTGTCCATACTTTTAAATTAACCTTCAGAGGTGAAGGGCTCATTATTATAAAACCGCCCTTTTGTCTAAGTTTGTCTACGCAAGTTACTTCTTTATTGATAACAGGTTCAATTGGAAGCCCTATTTGTTCTTCTTTTCTTACTGCATACCAATCTTGCGCTGTATTCCAAGGAGAACCAACAAAAGCTCTAGGCCCAGGAACATATTTTCCTCCCATACCACTTCCATCATTAAAGGTGTAATGAAAAGCAACCCCTTCAGGATTTGAGTTGTTTTTTGTTATAGATTGAGGCCATGTTGGACCATCAAAACCATCAGTATTAGGGGTAATATCTCTCGCATTAATATATAAATTCCAAGTGTAATAGCCTTGACGTGGAACATTGTCCCATCTAACTATTACTGTCCCGTGAGTTGGTCCTTCAAATGCTGATGTAGAAATTTGATTACCATCTTTATTGTAATAAATTGTCCCAAAATTCTTTGCTGGATCTGTGGAGTTAGGTAAACTTATTTTTGTCCAACGAACCTCAGTTTGATAACCTACAGGAAGATTTGCCGTACCAGCATCTGGATAGTTAGCAAAATGAGAGGGGTTTATTCCTTTAACGAAACTAGCGTAAGGACCAAGGAATTGTTTACTTGGATACCCTAAATCCCATTCAGGATTACTTAATTTAATTTTTGTTAGTGCGTGAGCTTTTTGTCCTGCAAATTTAACTGTAAAATCACCAGAAGGGCCAGATTGAAATTGCTCTATAGGACCAGTAGTTGTAGCACTATTAGCGTTTAATAAGCAAGCAGAAATAGGAGTATATGACGTAGTTCCCATTGCAATAACTTGTTTTATAACATCATTTCCGGGCCACGGTAAAAACCTATATTCATATTGACCTTTAGGATGATCTATTCGCAAATAATTATATTGAAACTCAGGAGTATTTCCCTTTATACAAAACAAACCAGAATGATTAAAAACATCTGTTGGCTTTAATGTAACCCATTTAAATCCAGTCGGCTCTGATGCATCCTCTACCTTTAGTTGTAATTTAAAAAAACTATATCTAGAAATATATTTATCAACTCTTCCTAAAGTCAATGTAGACTTATCATCATAAACCTCAAGTATTCTTTCTTCTTCAGGTTTACTATTAACATTTACGAAACTCATCCGTTTATACACTTTTGACTTAATACCTATTTCTGTAATATCACACTTTCTGTTATTAGAGACAGCTCCTAAAGTTGTTTTTTGAAGTGTATATCTTTCATGTGGCTCATATAATTCATTGTAAATTTGATCATAATAAAAATGATCATCTCTCTTTAAATTTGTAGGTTTAACAGTAAAGAATCTACCGTCAACATCCCAATTAGGATTGGTACAATGATTGGCTAACGAATCGGAAGGACTACCATGATAATGACCTTCCTCTAAAACTTCAAATTCATAATATCTTGTAAAAGTACCACTCCAAGGAAGTCCAGATTTGTTTGAAGTTCCTTCATATATTTTTGTACAATTCACTAAAGCAGTTCCAGCCATATACTGTTCTTCTTCTGCAATCGTCCCATCAATTGTCTCTCTGATTGTTTTAGTTGCTGCATTAACATCAGTAAGCCCGTGAGGCTCCATTGTTAAGTTTGATCGAAGCTGTCTATTGTCCTCTGATCCGTGATCAGCGACTGCATCATCAGGGATAAAATCTGTAGGATCTTGTTGATAACCAATCCCACCGTATAAATCTACATCCAAATCACCACTACCTAATAATTGATATTTAATAATGTCTCCTTTTTCTACCATTTCACGACCACTTTTTTGATCACTAGTACCACCGGCAATAAAACCACACCGAACAGGCCACGATCCAAGGAGCTTCCTTCTTTTCTTAAATGTTATTCTTCCTGCTGGTCTACCATCATCTGTGTCTGTATCACTAGGGGTTCTAACCAATTCATAAGGTAATTTGTAATAAGTCATATTAGGCATTGGATTGCTTAATCCAAAAGTTGCCTGTGTTGTTGGATTTCTTGTTCCTGAAAAATAATTTTTGTCGTCTATTTGAAACTTACCAACACCTGCATCACCAAGTTTGCCTCCATCCCTTAAAAAAGGAACATTTTCACCTTCTGGTCCGTCATCATCATTTGGATAATTAATTTTAAAAATTTTCTTAGCGTGATAATTACTGATTAATAAATCTCCTATTGCAAATCCTTCAAAATCTGGTCTTCTTTCTACTTCCCCTATGGAAAATAATCCAAGTAATTTTAATTGCTGAAAACGTCCCAAACTAACAAGTTGTGACCACATTAATTGTGAATTAACCCTGATTCCACCATTAGGATTTTGATCTCTATTTGCAAAAATAAGAGGAATTAAATCGCCTAAATTTGCTAATTCTTGAACAGTATTAAAACTAGATTGAGGAGCAAAACGCTTAAGACCTGCCATGTCAGCAGTTTTTTCGCCTGTCCCTTTCCCTGTATCTGGCTTAGGCGTTAATAGATAAGCAAGGGCCGTTAAAGCAACACTTACGGCTACTTGTCCAAGAAGTGTCAAAGTAAGAGTTTCAGCTCCTGCAACCCATAAAACATTGGGCATATTTACAATCTCTGGAATATGCTCGTAGCCTCTTGGTCGTTCTTTTACCTTTGCTGCTACACCTTCTAAAAATTGAAAATATTCTTCTTCTGTTAATCCAAGTGCATTACAGAGATCGGCTTCCGTTGGAAGTAGCACCCTGCGAGTGAAAGGGCTTCTAGCGGAGACCAAATCACCACCTGGCCTTCTAATGTCTTTCGGTAACTCAGCCATCCTTCCTCGTAATAAGCAGCCATGCCATAACCATCATCTGATTTGCATAGGGCAATTGTTCCTAGTTTAGGGGGTGATTCAACTCCCCACCGATTTAGTTCTTCAAAAAAGATACTATAGTCTTTTCTTCTTAATCTTCGATACCAATGACGCTCTCCTTTTGGAACAGTAAAACCATAATGACCTAATACTGTACGGACCAAAGACAGGCAATCTCCGGTTCCATGATGAACAGGATCAGACCCTAAACGATATTCAAGTCCTATTAATTCGTAAGGCTTCAAAGATTTTGCATCTGACCTGTCAAAGGAAGATGAGCACACCTTTTCTTAGTCAAAGTTTGTTGTGGAGCGTTTGCACCAACAGCATCAATAGCAGAACTTAATAACAATTCAATTGATTCTGGATCGTATCTCATGCCAGCAGCTAACCAATATTCACCAGTTAATCTGCCTCCATTTTTAGCAGCAGTATCTTTATCAAAATCAGTTGTCATTAAAAAAGTTTCAACCTGTATGTAATATTTTTTTTCTACAAATTCTTTGACATAAGACATACTCAAAGGATTATTAGCAAGGACAATTGAAGCTTCTAAGTTATCCCCTGACCTATTCATTGCAGCACCCTGATAAATAAAAGAAAGATATTTATAATCACCAATCCCCTCATGTTTCCCATTTTGGAATTTATTAAAAGTTAAATTGTTTCCATCAAAATCCTTAAAAGTGGCGGGTTCATTCCCATCCTTATCTGTAATCTCGACAAAGGCCGTTAAAGCAACAACAGTCATTACATTCCTAACCTCGATCTAGCACTTCTACTATTTCTTAATGTAGCTAAAGTTCGGCCTTCTCCAGCTTTAGCACCTTGAGATGTAGCAGTTGCAATGATCTGTCCTACAGCAGACTTGGGAACAAACTCTTCAGAGTTGAAGTTCAATATAGGCCCAGAATAATTAACAGTCGTAGATCCTCCTGCACCGCCACCTGCATAAGACGAACCAGTGCCAGGAATTACAGCTTCACCTCTAGCACCTGCTGAGTAGCGTTGCATACTTGAAGCCATCTTTGATGCAGGAATTATGTATTCGTCTTCTCCAGCTTCTCCTACAAGTCCTAGCGTTGGTCTTGTGGCTAGACCTCCTGAAGCAAATGGCTTGATTCCATTTGCCATATACATTCCTTCTGCTGCTCCTGGGGGGTTTCCCCCTGGAGTCTTTGGCAGACCTATAGGTGCAATCCAGCCTGATATTGCTGATTGAAGAAGCATACTTCCAATACTCTTAGCAATACTCGCAAGGCTTTCTCCTAGCGATTTCGTTCCATCAATCAAACCTTGTATTGCACTTGTAAGTCCTGTTGCAATCGTGTCTTTTATTTGCTCCCAAAGTTCTAATTGTTCTTTTAATCTGTCTCTTGCTTGGATTTGTTGAAGAATATCTGTTTCATTTAAAGTTAATTTCTTTTCTCTTGATTCATTTTGTTCTTTTAAAATTTCAGCAGCTTCTTGTTCTTGTCCTGCTGCTTTACTTCCTATTGCAAAAGATCTTTCTAAAAGATCAACTTCTTTTTGTATTGAAGCCAATTTATCTGCTCCAGAGCCTAATAAATCTCCAAGGCCTTCTTTAGCAAGTATTTTTCTCATCAAAATATCTATTTGATTTCGAACATTTACAAGATCTTGTTGCTGATTTTTAGTCCTGCTAAATCTTTCTACAAAAGGAACTCCCATATTGGTCATGTTTCTTGTCATCCTTTGCCATGTTTTATTACTCTTGTAGCCTCTTCCAGATTGAATATCTCCTTCTAATCTATTTAGTTCTAACATTTTCAATTGATCTTGAGATAATCCACGAAGATTTTCACCTCCTAAATCGTCTATTCTGTTTTTAAACATTTTGTATCTATTTGATCGTGAAATCTTGGTTGTTAATGCCAAAAGTATTCCACTACTATTAATTAATTCAGCAATACTGCTCATCATTAATGTCGTCATCTTCTTCCATTCATTCCCAAGCTTTGTTGAATCATTACCAAACTTCTCCATTGCAGCCACTCCACCTTCACCAATAATTTCAGTTAATCTTCTTGTTGCTTCCACCATCGCTGCTGCATCTCCTTTTATCTTCTTCAACATCTCTAAATGCTTTCCATATTCAGTATTAACCTCTCCTAACGAACCAATAACAGCATCAACATTTGGATTGATCTTGTTAAATGCTTTTCCTAGTTCAGCAGTTTTTCCGACAAAAGCATCTATTTGTTGACCAAGAGCACTAAAGAGGATTTGCATGCCAAATCCTTGTGATCCCATTGCTGATTGTCCAATCGCACCAGTAAGTCCACCAGCAACAGCTCCAGGGCCACCACCAAATAACATGGGGAAACCAGCTCCAAGCATTACGTTTTCACCAAATCTGCTCCAAGCTTTATTTCTTGCAGCAGTTCGTTGTCTTTCTGCTGCTTGCCTTTCTTTTATTCGTTTCATTTCGTTCTTATGCCCTGTGGCTTCTAACTGCCAACGCCTTTTCACTTCATCAAATCTCGCTTGACCTCTATCTTTAATTAATTTGTCTGCATCTTGTCTTTGTTGATCTCGATTTTTTGTTTCTAACTTATTTAAGTCTTTTAACGCTTCTTTTGATTTATTAATATGTTCTAAATACTCTTGTGGATAAGCATCTTTGGCATAAACATTTCCAGCCGCAATTTCATTTTGTAGTGTTTTATCTACAAATTGATTGATTCCTTTTTGTAATTCTTTTATTTTGACTTTTGCTTGTATTTGTTTTTGTAATAATTCGGTATAGCCTTTCGATGTCGTATTTCTTTGCTCCAACATTTTATTGATCTGATTTAGATCTTTTTGAGCATTTTGTAATTCAGTTGGGCCTTGGCGTGTATATCGTCTAGCTTCTTTTCTTCCTTTCCCTCCACCTAAAGCATCTGCAATTGTTCCTGTTGCACTACCATCTCCCATGTAATCAAGAAATGATCCTTTAACTCCCATGCCACCCAATGCTTGAGGCATAGTCGTTGCAATGGCTTGAGCTAATTGAGGTAATTCTCTTGCTAATCGTCCAAATAACGAAAATGCTTTTGTCATATTGCCTTCAATACTCCAAACGACTTTGGATGCTGCTGCTTCAAATTGAACAAACCCTGCAATAGCTCCTACGACCCATTGAGCACCACCTAATAATCCGCTTAATGCTGTATATGCAACTGTGACACCAGTTATCCCTTCTGTTACACGTTGAACCCAAAGAGCTGTTGTTTCAATATTCTTTTTCCATGCTTGATTTAAACCTGGAATTATTTTTATTAATCTTTGAACAGCATCACTAACACCAATAATTCCAGCAGCTTGGCCTAATTTGCCAAACTTACCCAGAAATAATCCTTTCATCCCTCCAGCTATTCGTCCCATCAATGCTGGAACAGAATCCAATAATCTTTTCCAAATAATTAGATCAAGATTTAATGCTGATTGAATTGTTTTAGAAACTCGCAGCTCTTGGTTATACGCTTGTTGAGCTTTTCTAACTCCTACAATTGATTTGATATGAGCATCACTTCCTGTTTCTAGTTGATTTTGGATTCTTAACGCTTCTTTTAATGCTTGTTCTCTACCAGCTAATCCACCTTGACCTCCTTTAATATTAGAAATTTTTCTAGGTTTACCTAGTTCTTTATCTACTTTTTTTATTGCTTCTTCTAATTCTGCATAATGACTACTTCCTCTATCTACTAATTCGTAAACAGTTCGTAATTCAGACCTGTACGCACTAAGAGCTGCAATTGTATTAGGTACTTGACTGCTAAATTTTAATAATTCTGGAATGCCTTTAAAAGATTCTGTCGTTTCCATACGACCCAATCCATATAATTGTTGCTGTGCTTTTAATCGTTCAAATTGAGCAAGTCTTAATTTCTGCTCTGCTTTTTCTTGTGCTTGTACAGCATTGACATATTGAACAGATCCAATCTTTGCATTTGCAGCGACTCTACTAAATGCACTTCCTTGGCGAACTAAGGAGGCTTCATTATTTGATAACGCTTTAGTACCGTTTACAACTGCCCTTGTGTAATTGTTTATTTCAGTCGTTACAGCACGAACAACTTGTTGAGCTTTTGTACCCTCTCCAGCTAAAAGTTTATTTAAAGTTATAGGCGTACTATTTAAATCTTTTATTACTTGACGTAATTCACGAGTACTTTTTAAAACTTTATCTACACTTTTCGAGCCTTTTACCCCAATATCTATAATTCCCTTTGCTATAGCGTCAGCCACGACCTAAATCCCTAATATTTCAATAGTTTACCTACTTCTGCGGATTTTTTGCATTTCTTTCTCTTGATCTTCGTTAAGAACTTGAAAATATGCACTCCAACCCAAAATCTCGGTCATAGTCATTTGACGAATTTCCGCTAAAGATTTACCTAGTTCTTTCGCAATACCAAACTGAAGCATCAACAAATTATCTTTACGCAGCTCCGCACTTAGGATTTTGGGTCGATGTCATCATCCTCTGTATTAATAACCGCAAGCATCAAAGTCTGAAGATCAGCATCCCTTACTTCATTCTTCAAAACATCAATTTCACCAATATTAAATAACCTACTACCATTCTCATCTAACGCTTTTGTCATCAAAAGCCTTAAAGCAAACTCGTTCGCATCATCACTTTTAGCTCCTTTTTGTGCCCTTTCTCTTTCTGCCATCGTCAAAGGCGACACCCACATCTCAAACACTGTTCCATCAGATAATTCAACTTGCTTTTTTGTAGCTTCTAAATTTGCAGCTTTTTTTAAACGATCTATTGCCCTTAAAGCAGGACGAGCAGATCTAGGACTAGATGTCATAATAAAAATTTATACAGCATCACTCTAGCCTAATAAGTAATAAAAAACCCCATACTAGATGGGGTCTGTAGAACAATCCGTATCCCTTATTAGATTAACTGCGACTGAAATCGAATGTTGGAATACCAGCAGGACGGAAATTAACAGTAACTTCTTGTGCATCATCAGGAGTAACACCTAAGGAAGCAGAAGTTAATGTCGCATCAAAACTAATAAAACGACTAAGAGTGTCACTTACAGTTCCACCGCTATAAACACG